TCCTTCTGGGCCGGGGTGATCTTGCGCGCCTTGACCGCGGCCTCCACGGCAACCGTGGCCGTGTCGCGGGCCCGGTCCCCCTGGACCGAGGCGAGCTGCTTTTGCAGATCGTCGACGGTTGCCTTCAGGGCGGCCACGTCGTCGCCCGGCGCGGGTTCTTTCTTGGCTTTCTCGGGGGCCTCGTCCGGATCGGCTTCGGCCGCTTCCTTCAGGGCCGAAAGGGCGGCGGCGACTTCCGTCACCTTGGCGCCTTCGGCCAAGTCGAGGCTCTTGCATATCTGAGCCCGGAAGGCGTCGCCGGCATCGCCGGCCTCAATCGCCTTCTGGGCGGCGGCGAGAATGGCCTTCTCGTCGGCATCCTCCTTGAGGCCCAGGGCCTTGGCCAGGGCCAGTAGAAACTCTTTCATGATGTCCTCACTTTCTCTCTTGGCAAGGGCGGGTTGGTCGATGGCCGGGTCGTTGACCAGGCCGGCGCGAAGGATGCGGATGACATCCTTCTCCTTCGTCTTCGTCGCGGTGAACACGGGGCTGATGTAGCGGTAGAGGCGCTTGGCCAGGGCGTCCGCGCCAACCACCGTCCATTCGATGCGGGCATAGATGCCGTCTGCCCGGGCCTGGAACTCGGTGATCCAGCCGGCCGCCGGCGCGGGCTTGCCGGGCTCCTTGGCGTCGGTCGCATGATCGAAGTCGATCACCGGCATGACGCCGGCCGGATCGGGCTGGCTCGCCGCGACCACGGCCGCGGCGTCCTTCACCGTCCAGGCCCGGCCGTCGCGCGCCTTGATCTCGCCGAGCGGCATCAGGCGCACCCATTCGGGCGCGCTCCCATCGCCGGGCAGGACGGCGGCACAGATGGCAATGAACGGGTCCAAGGCGTCCTCGCGCTCCAATTGCCGGCTTGCACGCCGGCATCTCTTCGGCGAATGTAGATGCATGCCGGAAGCGGCGGCATGGGGGACAAGTCCCCCATGCGGTTTTGCAGGCGTCTACTAGCCCCAACATCTGGTGTCTGGCCGTCCTGGATGGGATTTGTCCCCCGGGCGGCCCCCATATGTGGCCTGTCGGACCCTTAGAACGGGTTTTGAACGGGGGTTTGCCGTCCGGGGGCGGGGTTGCCCCGGACGAACGGGAAACAGCACGTCAGGGCGCGAAAAATTCCGCCGGGCGGTTTGCGGCGGCGGGGGTCCGGTGGTATGCTGTGGTCAGTAGCTGTCCCACATGGGTGTGACCGTAGCCAAGGGACATGTGAACGCCCCCCGGAGGCCACCCGAAGGGGGGCATTTACTTTCCCGCCTACTCCTGTCGCCGACGGCGATACGCCAAGGTGCCGGCGCGCTGGCCTTGAAGGTAGCGGTCCTGGGATGTCTGGCTACGGTCGCTGCGCGGCGCGAAGTTGGTGATGCCTGTCCAGCCGTCGTCCCCGAACTCGAACACGGTCAAGAGGGACGCCTGGCCGTCGCCCCCGCCGACCTTGAACCGGGTGACGTAGCGCCGGCGCAGCAGATACTCACCCGGCCGGCCCTCGCGCTCCTCCCAAACCCACCAGATCTCGTCCGGCCCCTTCAGCGCGTCGGCCATCAGCAGAACGAACGGGTGGCGGCCCGCCTTCGTCACCTTCAGTTCGCCGTCCGCGTCCCGGAACAGGTCGGCGGAGATGACCAGGTCTTCGCCCGCCCTGTCCGTGAAAACCGCGCCCTTGTCCATGGTCGCGCCGAACTCGGCGAGGAACCTCTCGGCATAGTCCCGCTCGGCCAGGTTGCCGGGCAGGACGCGGCTGGCCGGCACCGCGCGCGGCGCCGGCAGGTCGGGCAAGGCCGTGTTGGGCGGGAAGCTCGCCGGCAGTCCCCCCTTCGGCGGCGGGGTGAAGGCCCGCAGCCGCGCCTTGCCCACGTTGTAGTCGAACCCCGGGTGGATGCCTTCCGGCGTGTTCAACTCGCGCCCGGTGCGCGGGTCGACGCGGCGCACGCGCTTCACCTCCGGCGGCGGCGAGACCTTCAGGCCGCGGCGGTCGAGATCCCGTTGCGACAGCTGCTGGACGGTGCAGCCGCAGTTGAACCCGTTGGGCGGGTAATGGGTGTCCCAGAACGGATCGTCGACGGGCCGCACCACGTCGTGGAACGCCTCGTGGCTGTGGCGTTTCGTCGGCCGCTGCACCTGGACGTAGCGCAGGTAGGGCCGGGATTTTTTCACGCGCTCGATGCGTTCCCACCTGCCGGCGGCGTGGGCCATGCGCATGTTGACGTTGAAGATGGTGCGGAGCCGCCGGTCGCTGCCCAGCTGGGCGTCGACCATTTCGCCGGTCAACGGATCCTTCAGGGTCTTGCGGCCCCACCATCCCTTGCTTTGCAGGACAGGCGCCAGGGTCTTGCGGAAGTCCTCGAACGCGAGCCCCCCGGCGATGGCCCGGTCGACCTGTGCCCGGATGTCCTCCAGGATGTCCACCCGCATGGCCTTGGCGACGGTGAAGGCGACGGCGTGCTCCTCCTTCCACACGTCCCGCCAGTTGAAGCCGACGGCGTAGCCCTTGCGCCGGAAGAACCGGATGGCCTCTTCCGGGGGCAGGCCCGGAAACTCGAATTCCGCCATGGCGGCTACTCGCCGTCGCCGATGTCCGCGCCCACGGCGCCGGCGATCCGCGCCTCGAAGCGCGCGCGGGCGATCATCTCGCCCAGGGCGTTCACGTCCATGCCGGCCGCCAGGCCGGCCAGGTTCTTCACGAAGTCGTCATAGGAGGCGGCGCCGGACAGGCCCTTCTCCAGCGCCTCGACCAAGGGGGCCATGGCTTGCGCCAGGGCCGTGCCGTCGCCCAGGCCCTTGACGTAACGCTCCAGCGCGTCATGGGGCTCGGCCCCCTTGTCCTCGGCCGCGGCCAGGATGGCGGCGGCCAGGCGGCGGGCCGTTTCCCCGGCGCCCCCGGGCCGGGTGTCCGCTTCCTGTGCCGGTGGCGCGGCCGGCGGCAAGATGCTGTCTTCATCGTCCTCCGGCGGCTTCAGGCCGGTCTTGCCGTAGAAGTCGCTCTTGCTTACGGGGACGCCCATCTTCACGGCCCGCTCGGCGACCTCGGAGAACAGCTTGGGGTCGACCTGTTCGGCGCGGCCGATGTGGATCTGCGGATAGGCCGCCTGTTCGCCGAAGTTGAACGCCACCATCAGCCGGATCAGGTCGCGGTTGATGACGCTGGCCAGCTCGACGCAGTCCGATTGCTCGATGTCCTCGCGGACCTCGTTGTGTTCCTGGCTGACGGCGTGGCCGCCGGAGATCGCGTCCGTGGTGGTGGTCTGGCCCAGAACGATTTTGGACTGCTGGCGCTCCATGAAGGCGGCCAGCTTCTCGTACATGTCGACGGACGTGCGGCCCTCGGATTTCACGAACTCGATCTTCATGCTTTCCGGGATCACGGCCGCCGCGTCGCGGGAAATGCCGGCGACGGCGCGCAGCAGTTTGCGCTTGTCCTCGGCCGTGGCGCCGGGGCCGTACATGCCGACCCGCAAAGGGTGGCCGTACACGTCCGCGAACTGGACCCAGGCCTTCACGTCGAAGTTCTTGAACAGGTAGGCCCAGGCCGCCGGCCGGGCGATGCCGGTTTGCAGAGGCAGGCCGGACGCCACCTTGATCCGGCAATAGATGAACTTGCCGGGATCCAGCGGCCGGGCGCCGCCGGCGCCGCGCAGCATCGGCGTCGTGCCGTCGTTCCGGTCGAACTCGATCCAGCGCGGATCGACCCAATGCAGGGCCTGCGGCATCCACTGGCGGGCCGACGTGTCCCAATCGGTTTCCATCAGGGAGAAGCCCTTGCCGACGGCATCCAGCATGTCGAACAGCGCGCCTTGCAGGATGCCGGTGTCGAGGAAGTCCTCGATGAATTCCGCGTGGCGTTGCTGGTCGGCGCCGTCGCCGGCCGGCGTCACGGTGATCGGCAGTTGCGCGACCTGGCGCTTGCGCGTGCCCAGCACCGCGGCGTAGTGGAGATCCTTCAATTCCATTTCCTGGGCCAGGGCCAGGTAGCCGGCGGGCTGCCCCTGTTCGGACTGCTTGACCAGGCCGGCCAGCTTCTCCGGCGTCATGCCGTCGGACACGTGATCGCTCCAAGGGTCGCGCATGTTCATCACGTCGGGCGTGGCCTGGCGCTCCTTCAGGTCGCCGGCCGTGATCGGGTTGCCCCACTGATCGAGTATCGCCATCACCAGGCTCCTTCCTGCCACGTGCCGTCGCCGGCGCCATCGTCGTCGTCGTCCCAATCCTCGGCGCGCATCGGGAACCGACCCTGCCCCCCCGGGCCGCGGCCGGGCCCGGGCATGGCGCGGCCGGGGATGCGCGCGGGGGTGTAGTCGTATTCCTCGACCGGGGCCAAGGTCGCGTAATAGCCCAGGGCGCCGGCGATGGCCGCGTCGCCGTGGCGCAGGCCGGCATCGGCGTGGGCCTTGGTGCGCAGCGCCGGAAGGCGGATGATGCCGTCAAGGCGCTTCAGCTGGCGCAGGTCGTCCCGGGTGTCCCGGTCCCGCGGCACCGAAATGTGCGCGTCTTCGAAAGCGGCCACGAAAGCGGGCATGTTCTCGCGGTACCATTCCTGCGAGAGCTTCACCTTCTCGATCCGGTGTTCGCCGTAGCGCTGCCAGGCCACCTCGGCCAGGTAGGCGCCGTTGCCGCCCTCGTCCAGCGCCCCCTTGGTGAACCGGGGCAACAGATCCACGATGTAGAACAGGACCTGGCGCTGTTGCTCGAACGGGACGTTCAGCATTTCCACCGTGAACGGGGTCTTGCGGAACAGGTTCTTCGTCACCTGCATGGGCCAGATCACGGTGCGGTCGGAGGTGCGGCCGAAGTCCTCCCCGAAATAGCTTGGAAGGTCCTTCGAAAGCCCTTCAAGGGGCTCCAGAAGATGGGCCTCGCACCATGCCTTGATCTCGGCCGCGCGGGTGCCGGCGTCGGCCAGGGCGAACGCATCCTTGCAGGTCAGGCGAAACACCTGGGCTTCGGGATCAACCGCGGCCTCGATCAGCGCCAGCGGCAGGACGACCCCGCCGCCCCGGCGCGGAATGCAGTCCAGTTCCTCGCCCGCGGCGTCGCCGTAGAAGCCGCGGATTTCGGCTTCCCATTCCGCCTTGCCCTCCGGCGTCGCCTCGCGTCCGGTGACCAGGCAGATGCGCTCGTAAAGCCCGTCCTTCAAGGCGTCGGCCAGGGTGACGGTGAACACCTTGCCGCGGCGCTTCTTCGCGCGGATCTCGCCGATCAGCTCGTTGAACGGGTTGTCCTGGCCGTTGTGGGTGGAAATGACCACAACCCGGCCGCCCCACATCAAGAGCGCCAGGGCGGCCTTCAGCAGCTCGTCCAGGTCGTCGTGGAACGCGGCCTCGTCGAAGATCACCATGCCCTGGCGGCCGCGCAGGCTGCGCGGCGTGGACGGCAGGGCGACGATATCGAAGTCCTTGAACGTGATGCGGAACGCCTTGATGGATTTTTCGGGATCGCGGTCATCGCCGAAGACGGTTTCCTCGACCTCAGACGCGGCCTGGTGAAAGACCCGCGCCCACATGGCGCAGGTGTCGATGAACTCCCGCGCCATGTCCAGGTTATAGCCGATGTAAAGCACGTCCATCCCACCGCCGGCGCGGCGCTTGCCGGCCGTGGTCACCGCCTTGAACGCGACGGCCCAGGTGAACCCGATCCGGCGGCTTTTCTCCACCACCAGCAGGGCCGTGGTGTCCATCAGGCCCAGGCCTTGCTTCTGGTATTTCAGCAGAAGGTCGCTGCCGCCGGCGCCCAGCCCGGCCGGCAACTCCGGCGGCGCGCCGCCGGGCCGTTCGGGAAAGGGGCCTTTGCCCTCTTGCTGGAAAGGTGCGGACATCGCTTACGGTTTCAAAACCAGTTCCTCGATGCGCGCGAGAATGTCCTGGTCGCCGACCTTGCCGCGCCCGGCCTTGGCTTCCTCGGCCAGCTTTTCCTTCAGCTCGGCCGAGAGGCGCTTGCGTGCGGCCAGATCAAGGTCGGTGATTTGCTTTTCGGCGGAGGTCAGGTTGCGGGCGGCGCTTGCCAGCATCATCACGTCGGCCGCCGGCAGGTTGAGGAACTCGCCGTCCTCGGCCATGGAGGCTTTGAAGATGATGTTGTGCATGATCTCCAGGTTCATGCGCACCAGGTCGCTGCTGTTCTTGTCGTCCGTGCGCTGGGCCAGGGCCTCGGCCATCTGGCGGGACCGCAGCATTTGCTCCGCGACCACGTCCAGCTTCTTCAGGTGCCGTCCCATGGTGGAGCGAGGGATCGCGATCTCGAAGGCGTCGAACAGGGCCTCGCACACTTCCTCGATGGTCAGGCCCTCGGCATGGCGGTCGGCGATGAACCGGCGCATGTCCTCCGGCAGTTTGGCGATGGTTGATTTTTGACCCATGGTCGGCTCCTGGGGCCTATTGCCACGGGGCCACGGGGTGTCCCCGTTCAAATTTCAAGAAGGGGGGCACCTCAGGCGCCCCCCGGGGCCGGCCGCTTGACCCCCGGCACCACCGACCGGCCGGCGGCCACGTCGGCGCCGCGCTGGGTCAGTTCCGCCACGTGCAGGCTGTCGCTCACGGCGGAAACCTCGATCAGGCCCTGCTCGGCCAGCCACGCCAGGTCGGCGCGGACCGTGTCGCGGCTCACGTCATGGCCGATGGCGCCGAGCGCGGTCTGAAGGACGCTGCCGTTGGCGCGGTGGCGGGGCGCCTGGGTCAGCACGCGGAGCACCGCCAGGCGGCGGTCCTCGGTCAAAAGCGCTTGAAAGCTCATTTCCTGTCAGCTCCCGGTGAAATGTGGTGCTGCATCAGCAGATCCACGCTGGTGTTGATCTTCTGCACGGTCCCCTTGATCTCGCCGACCCCCTCGCGAACCCTGGTCAGTTCGGTATCGACCTCGCCGATCCGTTTATAAATTCCGCCGACGTGATCCATGTCGGGGCGATTTTCCAGGGTCGTTTCAACGGCCGTAAGGCGATTTTCGTGACCATCGATGCGGGCGTGAATACGGGTGTCGCCGCCCTTGATCCGCCGCCACAGGCTGTCGATGATCGACCACCCCACGGCCGCCAGGGCGATCAATGCCGGCGGGTCGGTCCAGGACATGGCTTGCTGCACCTGCGGCTCCATCAAACGATCACTCCCTGCATGAACGCCTCGCGGTCGACCGCCGCCGGATAGCCGGCGACGCGATGATCCGTGAACGGCGCCGCCGGGATCGGCAGGCCGACAATGGGCCCCCGCATCCAGGGGCCGGTGAGCGCGCGCCAGGCGAGCGCCGCCCACTGCCGCCACAGCGACGCCCGGCCCTTGAACCGGCCGCCGCCGTCGAAATAGAGCGCCGGCGCGTTGTGGCGGAAACCGAGCCCCAGCAAGGGCAGATGGGGCACGATGTCGGCGGCCCGCACGAACCGGTTGTGTTCGACCAGATTGACCCGCCCGCACCGGGCGAACGCCCGGTCGCCGACGCGCGGCGCGCCGTAGGTGTAGGCTTCCTCGATGCCCACGAAGATCGCGGCCAGCAGGGCCACGGCGCCGCCCAACGAGTGGCCGCAGGCGATGACGGGCGTGCCGCCGTCCAGCAGCCCGCGCACGCCGGCGCCCATCTTGCCGTTCACCACGGCCGCCGCCTGGCGCAGGAACCCGGAGTGGACACGCCCTTCGGCGCCGCTCAGGTGTTGGCCCGCGCGGGCAAGCCGCTGCTTGCGGAAATCCAGGTCCGTCAGAATGTCCCGGTAATCCCGCTCCGTGCCGCGCACGGCCAGGACCGCCAGGCCGTCGCCCCGCAACAGGCAAGCGTTGGCCCCGGAGCCGGCGTCGGCCAGCACCTGAAGGACATCGAGCCCCAACCGCCGGGCGCCGGCGGCCAACGCATTGCCGTCCCGATACGCCAGCTCGGCCGCATGGGCGGCCAGGCCGGCGCGCTTCCAGTCGATCCGGGGCGCCGCGTCCACGGAAGTCAGCCGGTCTGTTTGGCCAGGCCCGCGCAGGCGATCTGCACGCGGGCCTCGATGCCGTTGACATCGGCGGCGATCACCACGGCGCGCTCGGGGATCGAGCGCAGCCAGTCGACGGCCTCGTCCATGCCGCGCAGGCTGATCTCCTCGCCCCGCTTCGCGGCCAGTACCAGGACCGTCTTGACGAAGGTCAGCTTGTAGGCATCGCCGGCGGCGTCGAGCCCGGCGCCGGCGGTCAGGGCCTCGGCCATCAGATCCAGCTTTTGCGAAAGCTGTTTGATCTGGGCCGGGACTTCTTTGTTGAAATGCGCGTGCATCAGGTCGGTGAACAGGGCGGCCCGCAGCAGACGGACTTCGGGCGTGCAGGCCTCGCCCAGGCGCTTGTCGGCCTGGCCGCCGACGAACGAACAGCCGGTCAGCAGGGCGCCGATCAGCAGGACGGCGGCGACGGGTGACAGGATCAGGCCGAGCAGGAAGTTCTTATGCGTGGAGATCTTCATGGAAGTCGTCCTCCGTTTTCAGGAACAGGCCCGCGACATCGCGGGCGCGTCCGGGGGTCTGGACAGCCCATTTGCTGTCTAGGGCTTCATCGTGGGCGGTTTGGAAATCGCGGGCGGCGACGGCGGCCAGCATCTTCCTGAAGCCGGCGAGGCGCGGCCAGCCGAGCTGGAAGCACATCTCGGCGAGCGCCAGGCGCGGGCCGAAGGGCAGCCCCCGCCAGTCGGGCAGATTGCGGTCCAGGTCGCCTTGGGCCACGTCCATGTCGTAGTCGAGCAGGAGATCGATGATGAAGTCCGGCAGGCCGCCGCCCCGGCGCGCGTCGATCAGGTGGCCGACGCCGATGGTCCAGAAGCCCTCGCTGTCCTGGTAGGCGTGGCGCACGCGGCCCTCGTGATCCTCCAGGCGCTTGGCCAGGAGGGAACGCAGATCGGGCGCCTTGGGCGCGTCGGGGGATGAGTGCCGGCTCATGCCCGCAAGTTAGCGGGCGGGGGATTTCCGGGGCATGGGGGACGGCTCCCCCCGTTGCACGTGAAACACTGTGCGCGGGGCGGCGTCACCATGGGGCCGCGGACGCCAATTCGTCAAGGCGTCGGCTCTGTGACGTTGCATTTCGGGCAGGGGATGCCGCGCTTGTAGGCGCTCACCGGAAGCTCTTCGGGAATCCAGCCCGTGTCGTGGCCGCAGTGCGGGCATTGAAGCCGCACCATGTCCCGGCCGGCGTCGGCGACGTGCATCAGTTTACGGCGCGGCACCCGTGGCGTGTTCTGGTCGGGGAACAGGGGAAGGGTCATGCCACGGATTTCCGGCGGGGGCGGGCCTTCTTGGAAGCACCCGCCCCACACCGCCGCGCTCTACCAGTCTGAGCTAAGAGGCACTCGGCCTCTGCCGGATTTGAACCGGCGCCCTCGGTTTTCAGGTGCTCTACCATCTGAGCTACCGCCGAAGCGGGCGGGACTTGAACCCGCGACCTTCCTGCACCGTATGCCTGGCTCGGCATGTTTACATCTCGCATCACCCATCTCCGTCCATGATCTTCAGCAGCGGCGGCGTCACCGCGCGCTCGGCCGCGCGGCGGGTCTTCTTCACGTGGCTGCGCGTACAGCCGATCTCGGCCGCCACGCGGTTGTGGCTGCCGGCGGCCTGAAGGATGCGGACCTTCTTGGTGGCGGTGGGGATCATGGGGATTTCCACGACGCCGCCCCCGTGCAATTCGCTCATGGCGCGCGCCACGTCCAGGCCGCAAGCCTGGGCGATCACCTGACCCGGCCGCGCCCGAAGGGGAATGTGGCGCGCCTGGCCGCCGAAGGCCCGCGCCAGCTTCAGCGCGCCGACACCGCCGTCGCCCAGCATCTCGGTCAGCTCGCGCAGCATGGGGGGCCAGGTCTCGACGGGGGGAAGGCGCACGTTGATTATCCCTTTCCGGACCCAACCGTCGCCGCCGTTTTCAAACGGCAATCCGCCGCCAACTGGCGCAGCGCCGGGACAAAGCGAGCGTTTAAGACCGGGTCCGCCGCCAATGCGTTCGCCAACTTTTCTGCGTCGTCAGGCGAATAATGGTAGATCGACCTGTCGGGCTGGGTGACGTAGACGAACCAACCGCGGCCCTCGATATAGGCAAGGCCAACGCTGTCATTCTTTGCCGCGTCTTCGGCCGTCATGGTCGTGCCCGGTGGAAAGTCGCTCTTCACCCCGGCCTCCCGATCTTAAGCGGCGCGGCGCCACCGCCCATGCCGTCGGCCAGACCGACGCCGGCGCCGGCCCTGTAGCCCAGGCCCTTGCTGTCCATGTCGCCGCTGCGCTTGGGCGCGCCCAGGGTGCCGAGAGGCCCGGTCTGTTCGTCGCGGTAACGGCTGGCCCGCAGGCGCTTTGACGCCGAAACCTGCGAACCGAAGCGTTCCCACAGCTTGTTGTTGAGGCGCGTGACCAGGCCTTCGCAGAACGCCAGGGCGGCGCGGGCCTTGGCTTTCTTCGTCCGCTTGCGCTTGTAGTGGGTTGTCCGGCGGAACGCCCTCAGTTCGGCGTCGACGGCGGCCTCCAGCATGTCGCGCAGGTAGGCCGCGATCTGCGGCGCCGGGTCCTGGCCGTAATAGGTGACGTGCCCGGTGCCGTTCATGACGCTGGTCTTGACGATGGCGCAGTTCAGGCACCTGGCCACGGTCACCGCCAACAGGTCGCGCACGTGGGCGTTGAAGCGCACCGGCCGTTGGGCCCGGACGGCGGACATCACCAGGTCGTCCTCGGAAAGGCCGTGCTCCGCCATCAGCCGCGCGGCCTTGTCCATGGCCTCGGCCGCCTCGGCCTCGGTGAACCCCCGGGCCGTGGTGCGCTCCATGATCTTGCGGACCCGGGCCTTGATGTCTTCGCGATCCGTCATGCCGGCACGTCCACACAAGGCGGGCAGGAACTCAGGGTCTGGCGCCGGGACTGACGCCGGCGGCGCCGGGTCATGCGGCGTTCCAGGGACCGGAGATGATGGAGCGGGACGAAGGCAGGCCGGCGGCCCAGGGTGACGATTGCGGGGGGCTGTTCTAGTTCCAACGATCCGTCGGCCGCGGCGCTTCCAATCGCCTGTTGGATTTCTGCCTGTGCTTCCGCAACGAGGTCCGGATGAACCGCCATAGGCTCCGGCTCGGCTTCCGCCGCCGCCTTGGCCTGTTCATTCTCCCTGGCGATGCGGTCAAAGGGGTTCTCCGTCGCGGCCCGGCCAGGCTCTTCCGCCGGCGCCGGCGCGGGCTCCGGTTCGGGCTCGGGCACAGGTTCCGGTTCGGGGTCGGGGGCAGCGCCGGCCGCGGGCCCTTCCTCGATCCGTTCCTCGGCGTCGGCCAGCGCCTGGGCGATGGCATCCTCAACGTCGGCCAGGACGCGGCCGTTCTTCTTCTGGCGGTCGTAGACCTGCCACAGGCCGGGCACTTCCTTGCGGGAAAGGGCTTCCGCCGGCGTCATGGTTTCGGGGTCAGGCATCGGACGCTCCCTTTCGGCAAGCCGGGCAAGGGACCGTCGCCGGTGCGCCCTCGGGCACACTGGCGCGCGGCTCGCTCGGCGCCGGCACAGGGCCATCGGGCATGGGCACCACTTGGCGGGTGTCGTTGCAGGTGGGGCATTGGACGCGGGCGGGATCGAAGCCGACATGGAGCGTCCCGGCAAGTAGTGCCCAAGGGCGGTAGACCGCTGCCGCCGCCTCCAACGCGCGGGTCATGGCCCCGCGGTTCTCCGCCAACTCCTCGAGTGAGTAATCCCGCTCGTAGTCGTCGTGCAGGTACGCCTTCAAGGCCGCATGCACGGCCATTTCTTGGATATTTGACATGGCGCTTACCCCGCCATCGCGGGTTCGGCCGCGACGTAGAGGAAGGCCATGATGGCGTCGTACCAGTCGGTGCCGTCGAGATCGGCGCTGCGTTCGGAGCGCACCTGGCCTTCTTCGTCCTGGACGAGGAACCGGCCATCGTGCGAAGCGTAGATCACCGTCCGGTCCTTGCCGGCGAAGGTGCCGTAGATCGTCACGAAATCACTGCCCCGGTCATAGCGGCGGGTGTCGATCTCGAAGCCGGCCGCCCGGCAGGCGGCCCGGATTTCGTCTTGCGTCTTCTGGCGTGGAAATTTTTTCATCTGGGGTCCTTTCAGGGGTTGGTCTCTTCGATCAGCGCGATGGCGTCGTCGAGGCCGGCCATCTGCCGGTCGGCCACGTCCTGGCGCATGCGGCCGGACCTGACCCAATCGGGATAGAGGCGCTCGCGCATGGCCTTCTCGCGGCGCAGCTCCTTCAGGGCGTTCTCGGCCCGCCCGTCGTTGCCGAACAGGTCAGTCATTGGCTCCCTCCATTGCCTCGGCCGCCTCGGCGGCGCGGATCGCGTTGAGGTGCGGCAGGGCGTCGGCCAGGGTGTCGAAGTCCTGGTCGATGCCGGCGACGACGTAGAAGCGGCCCATGGGCACGTCCTTGGGCGCGCGGCGGTTCTTGGGGGTGCGGCAGACGACGCCAAGCTGCGGGTACTCAACGCACTCGTAGATCGACACGTGATAGTCGCCCAGGTTCATGTGCATTTTGAACTTGGTGTGAGCGGCCTTCAGGTCTTCCATGGTGACGGACGCGGTGTCAGGCATCGTTGGCCTCCGTCGGTTCGGGCTGGCGGCGATGATCGACGGGCAGGCCTTGGACCTGCGCCGCGTAGCTGGCCGCGCCCTTGGCCGAGCGGGCGAGAACGACGACGTCGGTGCCGTCTTCCAGCCAGACCTTGAATGCGGTTGATGCCTTGGGCTTGCTAATTCGGTGGGGTCTCCTTCGTTCAGGTGGCGGCGGATCAGGCCGCCCAGGTGGCGCATTGCACGGTCGGCGGTGGCGGGATCGAGGTGCCATTCCGACGCATGGTTGGGGGTGTAGCCGGCGGCCTGGAGCCATCCGGCGAGGGCGAAGGTGCTGCCGACCTTGGCCCAGCCCAGGCCGTGGAGGCGCCGCCACTGGGCTTGCAGCACGCGGGCGCGCGGGTTGCCGGCGCCGGACGGCAGGGGGGACCAGTCGACGCCGCCGCCGCCGTTCTCGACGGTGCGGGCGGCCCAGGCGTTCAACGCCTCGATCACCTGGGACGCCTGGGGCGCGGTCAGGAAGCGGATGGCGTCGCGCCCGGTCTGGCGGCGGACGAAGGCCATGAGGGCCGCGTCCGAGCTGTCGCGGATCAGGCCCAGGTTCCACAGCGTGGCCCATAGCGCCCTGATCTTGGCGCCCATGGGACCGCCCTCCTTGGCGGCCGGCGTCGCCCGTTCGCCCGAGCGGCCGTGCATGGCGTCCAGCACGCGGCCCATCTCCATCACGGACAGGTTCTTGCTTGATCTAAAACCGGTGACCCGTTCCAGCAGGTCGCGGTAGGTGTCGTCGTCCAGGCCGAGCTTGCGCCGGCTGGCGTGGATGGCCTTTTGCAGCCTGGCCCGGCGGTCATCCGCTGCGCCGGTCATGACCGCCTCCGCAGCATGTAGCCCTGGGTGTGGATGGTGACGATCTCCAGGCCCAGGCGGCCCAGCGGCTTCCGCAGGTCGCGGACCATGGGATAGATCGTGACCATCGGGTTTACCGGTTCGTTCCGCGGCGCCCACAGGTAGGCGGCGATGTCGCCGTGAGTGACGAGGCGGCCCATCCGGAGGGCCAGGCACTCCAGCATGGCGGCGTGGAGGGGCGGCAGCTTTTCGGCCCGCATCCCCACGCGCACCGCGGGCGGCTCCACCGTCACGACGACGGCATCGCCTTGCGGCAGGCGTTGCAGGCAAAGGGGGCAGTTCTCGGTCATTCCAGGCCCTCCCCGGCGGCGGCGTCCTTCCCGGTGGCAGCGGCCGGCGCCGGCGCCGACGGTTCCGCCCGCCCGTGCACGGCACGCGTGGTGGCGGCGATGATCTTCTCCGACGCCACGCCCAATTCGCGGCAATGGGCCAGGGCCAGTTCCAGGACCGCCAGGGGGCTGGCGTCCCGTACCGTGTCGCCCAGGGCCTCGCCCAGGGCGGCGCGGCGCACCCCGGCCACGGCCGCCCGCAGGTCCGCGACACGGGGCGTGTCGTGGCGCGGGCTGGGGAACAGGGCGCGCACGGCGGCCTCCACGCCCAGGGCCGCGTCGATCAGCCGCGGCGCGGGCATGACGGCCACCGTTTCCTGATGATGTATTCGAACCCGCCGGCGCGATGCGGGCGCTGGGTCAGGAACACCTTGCGGGCGGCGGCGGCCTGGGCCGCCACGCGGGCGGCCAGGTCGGCGCGTTGCGACCTGACGCGGGCTTCGGCCAGGTTGCCGATGTGATAGACGGCCTCGGCGCCGGCCGGGGCTTGGGCGATGAAATCCGCCAGGGCCTCGACGCCGACGGCGGGAATGAACGGCTTGCGGTTCAATGGGGCGGTCATGGGCGTAGGTCCTTTCTGTTGGCTGCAAAGGTGGCCTTCGGGGCGGCTTCCGTGGGGGACGGACGGGGGAGGCCGGGCCGCCCCGAAGGCCGAGTTGGCGGCGCGCGAGCCGGCGCGCCGCGAATGGGTCATCCATCGATCTCCACGTCACCGATGTTCACGATCTCGCCGGTGCCCTCGCAAATGTCGCCGGGGTGGCCACCGGCGTCGGGGTGGCGGGCGATCTCAACGGCGGAGCCGTCGCCCACCGGGTAGGCGCGAACGCGCGCGCCGCATTCGGGGCATTGGTGCTGTCCGGCCGCCGTCATGCGTCCGTCTCCTTCAGGGCGAAGGGCTTGATCTCCAGGGTTTCGGTGGCGGATACCGTGACGCCCTTCACGCCGGCGACGGCGGCCGGGTCGTCCAGGATGGCTTCCTTGTTGATTTCTTCCTTGACGCGGACGAAGCGCTTCAGGCCCAGGGTCTTCAGGGCGGCCAGGACTTCCTCGGCCTTGCGGATGGAGACCTTCGGCGGGTTCTTCCGCCAGATGAACTCGCCGGTGGCCAGGCGCGCCAGCTTGCGGCCTTTGCCGCACAGGCGCTCGCGGTGCTTCTCCGCGTAGGCCCGGAGGGTCTTCTCCACCTCGTCGGCCTCGGCGCGGATCGGCGCCAGGCCCTTGTCGGTGGCTTCCTGGATCGCGGCGATCCGGCTTGCGCCGTGCGCCACGACGGCCTCCATGCGCCGCTGCAAGCTTCCCAGCTTGCGCAGCATGGCCACGGCGTCGCGGTCGGTCAGGTTGGGGTCCAGGGCCGGGGCCTTATGCTTCGTCGGTTTCGCCACGGGCGTCCTCCATCAGGTTTCGAAGGGGGTGGATCAGGGCGTCGACGCCGGCCAGGAGCAATTCCAGGGCGGCCACGAGCGGGAACAGGGCGCGGTTGCGCAGGCGGTACCAGGTGCGGCGCTTCATGCGGCCTCTCCGTTCATCAGGGCGCGGCCCGCGTCGTGGGCCAGGACCATCACCGTGGCGGCGGCGATCTTCGCGGCCTCCGTCTCCGGCAAGGGGATGCGTTGGTTGCTCAACTGGATTTCGGCCAGGGCCAGGGCCTCGGCGATGGTCACGGCGCGTGTCATCAGGAGCTGCGCCTTGCCCTCCGTGCCGATGGTCACGCAGATGCGCCGCCGGCCGGCCGTGTCCTCGATCACGTTCACCGTCGTGCCGTCGCGCAGCTTCCAGGCGCCGAGGACCGCGCCCAATTCCCGCACCGGGCCGCGGGGCCAGGTGACGGCGCGCAGCGTGTTGGTGTGGCCGCTCACAGCGCGCCTCCGCGCCGGTAGGCGTTGAGGTCCGCGACGCCGGCCGGCAGGATGCGGCACGCCGGCCGCGCGGCCGGAGGAACCGGCAGGGCTTCCAGGGCGGCGACGCCCATGCCGGCCGCCCGCAGGCGTTCGGAAATCAGCCCCAGAGCCGTCGGCCCGGCGCCGCCGAGGCGGGCCAGTTCGTCGACGGCCTCGGCCAGGTTGTTCAGATCATCGCTCCACATGGTTCGGTCCTTTCGCGACGCTGCTGTGGGGGCATGCCCGGACCCGGCCGGCGCCGTTGCAGTTCTGCCAAAGCTCGATGCGCTGGCGGTTGCTGGTGACCAGCGGCGCATCCTGGTGGCCTAGGCATTCGTTGACGGGGATCGTGCCGAGCACCGGGCACTGGACGGTGTCGCCCATGAAGGCGCCGCGCACGGCGCGTTCGACGCGGGCCATGTCGCCCGGATACTTGTTGCGGAAGATGGACGACAGGACGCCGGCGGAATAACCGACAGTCTTTCCCACGGCGCCCATTGAGGACCCCGGGCGGTCGCATTCCTGCGCCAGGGTTTCCACCCAATCCGGCAGGTCGCGCCCCCAGGCGGCGTGGGCGTTGCGCAGGGCCACGGGTTCCTTCCGGGTCCCCGGCAGCGGGCCGCGGCGTCCCTTTCGTTCAGTCGGTTTCATGGATACCCCCTTCCGGCTCCATCACTTTTTTCAGGTTGGGGTCGAACACCAGCTTGGTCCGCTGGACCATGGGCGCCAGGGGGCCGGTATTCATGGAGGGCTTGAGCCGCCAGGTTGACGGGCGCGGGCCGATTCCCTCGACAACGCAGGCCAGGTAACCGTGCCGTTGTAGGCGGGCGATGTACGTCTTCGCCGTTTCCACCGAGACGCTCACCGTCTCGGTCCGCGCGGCGACGGCCAGGTCGCGGACGGAGAACTCGCCCAGCATCTTCATGGCCCGCCACATATGATCCTGGCCCAGGCCTTGGGTGCTTTCGGTGCCGTCGCGGCGCAGCGACGGGGCGACGGGTCCGGCGTCCCGGTCCAGGCGGTACAGCTTGGACCCGGTCACGGTGGTTTCGCCGGTTTCCTTCACGTATCCGGCGCGGGCCAGACGCTTGAGGTAGTCGCGCACCGTGTCCTTCCGCGCGTTGGAGGCCATATCGACCTCGCGCAAGGTGAAGGTGTCCTGCCTGCGGGCTAAATCCCGGATGATCTCCCAATAGCCCTGCTGTCCGCGCGGCACGCGGACGGTGATCTTCGCCATCACGTCGACGGGGATGCGCGCCATCAGACGGCCCTCGCCTTCGGGGCCAGGCCGGAGAACAGGGCGCGGTCGCCCCAGGTTTCGCGGCCGACCTTCTTCAGGCCCTCGGTGCGCGCGAACTCGCGCACCCGCTCAAGGTTCACGCAGATGCGCCGCACCCGGCGTTCGCTGGTCTTCAGGATCAGGTCGAGAAGATCGTCCTCGACCGTCAGGTCGGGGCAGTAGAACCCGGCCAGCACGCGGGCGTCGTGGGCGTCCGCCGGTTCGGCCGCCACCCAATCCAACATGCGGTTGTGGAAGCGTTCGGACTTGCCGGCGATGGTCAGCGGCAGCAGTTCCTCGCCGATCAGGATGATGGGCGCGTTCGACTTGTCGTGGATCTCGCGCACCGTCTCCATGTAGCCGCGCCGCACCACGTGGTCGAACTCGTCGATGATGAGGGGCGCCGTGCTGGTGATCAGGGTCTCGATGATGCGGTCCACCATGTCGGCGACGGTCCCCCGGGTATCGCCGCCCAGTTCGGTCAGCAGGGCGCGGCAGAACTTGGCCTTGGTCCAGCTTTCGCCGACCTCGACGTAGCGGGCGCGCGTCTTGTTGGCGCCGTAGGTCGCCGCCACCGTCTTGCCGTAGCCGGAGAACCCGGTGAAGCTGGCCATGCGGGGCAGGTGGCGGGGCGCGTTGGCGACGCGCTCGATCAGTTCGGCGAACAGCGCCACGTTGGTCAGCGGCGCGATGGTGCCGTTGGTCTCCATGGGTTTACGGGTCATGAACGGTCTCCTCTCGTGGTGCGGCCCGCCTTTGCCCCGGCGGCCCGGTTGAACTCGGTCAGGCGATGACGCGCAAGGCGCCCCCGCGCAGGTCGTCGTGGATGCCCTTCTGCGCGCGGTATTCGGGGGTCTGCTGGTAGCCGCGCAGCCAGTCCCAATCCGCGTCGGGCACGGGGGCGCCCCGGGAGATCGCGGCCTCGATCTTCAAAGCCCGTTCGAAGCGGTTTCGACGGTCGCTGGAAGTGGTCGATTGGGCCGGCGCGGACGCGCGCATTTCGGCGGCCAGGGCCTCGCGCCGGGCGCGCAGGGCGTCCGATAGGGGCGCCGCCGGCGGGCCGCGGCGGTCCAGCACCCGCGCCGCGTCGGCCGCGGCGTCCAGCGCCGGGGTCGCGTGGGCGACGGCCGGGGCCGGGATGGCGACCACGACCTCGGCCGCCTCGGCGGCGTTGCCGAGCAGGCGCTTCGCCACGTCGCCGTCGCGGTAGGCGGCGCGCGCGGCGCGGCTCAGCTCGCGCTTGCCTTCGGCCACGATCTGGCGTTGCAGCCTCTTGGCCTGCACGGCCACGGCGGCGCGGTCGGCGCCCAGCAGTTCGGCGTTGCGGGCGACGCAGACGAAGCGGCCGTCGCCCTCGGCCGCGTAGACCAGGACCTGGCCCATGTCGGCGGGATCGAGCCGCACCTGCACCCGCGCGCCCGCGTAGGCCACGAGCTCCGGCGCGATGAAGTGATCGCCGCCGACCTTGACGCCGCGCTTGGTGACGCGGCGCATGCCGTCGCCGCCCGGGGCCTCGGCCAGCAGCACGTCCAGGGCGCGTTCGTCGGCGATGCGGGAAACTGGGCCGCGCCAGGTGGCGGCCTTCTCGAACGGGCTGACGCCCTTCAGGCCGCCATGGGGCCGGCGGCCGTAGACGGTGTCGCACCACAGGTCGAGGCGCGCCTGAAGCTCCTCGGCCGTGAGCGCGATCTCGATGGGCCGCAGCTGGGGCCGCTTCTTCTCCATGCGCTCGGCGAAGGACCTGCGGTTCTCGATCTCCTTGCGCTGCGCCACGTTGTGGCCGATGAAGCCCGGCATGATCTCGGCCAACTGATGCAGCATGGTGCCGATGACGCGCTCCACATGGGGCTTGCCTTCCGGCGTGTAGGGCGGGCAGAGCCGTTGCCCGATGCCCAGGCTGACCAGGCCGCGGACGAACGCCTTGCTCTTGTAGTCGGACCCGTTGTCCGTCTTGACCAGGGCGGGCACGCCCCAATCCAGGATGCAGACCCGCAACAGCAACAGGATCGCCGTGGCGCAGCTCGTCGGCGCGACGAGGAACTTCGTGCGCCGCGACCACACGTCGATGCAGCCGACGATGGCGTAGCGCCGGCCGTTCGGGCACAGCACCTCCGCGCACAGGCCGTCGTAGCGCGTGCTGTCCAGCTCCCACACCTGGTTGGGGCCCGTCACGCCGGCGCTGGCGCTGCCGAAGGCGGCGCCGAACTTGGAGCGGAAGGCGTCGGGATCGCGGTGAGCCAGGAACACCGCCTCGTTGTCTTCCTTCCACTGCCTCACGAAGCGCCGGATGACGTGGACGCTGGGCACGTCCTCGTCCGTGCCGTCGAGCCAGTTCTCGACCAGCATGTGGATCTGCGCCGCGTTGGCATGGGGGATTTGCGCCAGCGTGCCGACGATGTAATCGCGCAGCGCCGGGGTCCGGTCGATGGCCCCGGTGCCCCGGCGGTGCCGGCCCCGGCGGTCCGCCAGGGCGTCGTAGCTCTTGCCGTCCACGTGATTGCGCCAGTTGTCGAGGGTGCGCGGGCTGACGCCCGGGACGATCTCCCGCACCCAGGGTTCCACCGGAACCTCGCCCGCCCCGTAGGCGCGGCAGAACGCTTCCTTGCCCGCCCTGACGCCGTAGCCGCCGCCGGCGATGAACGCGCCGGCCGCCGCCAGGACGGCCAGCCGCGCGGCCGCCTTGCGGTCCCCGCCCTTGGGGACCGGCGGCAGCAGCGCGGGCCTGTTGGCGTTGGCGGCGGATGGCGATGCCGGCGACGCCGTGAGCGCCGCCACCTGGGCCAGGCCGAGCGCCGCGCGGGTTTCTTCGGGAAGGCTTGAAACGTGATACTCGCGGCCGCCGCCCCGGCCCTGGCGCGGGCGCGACAGCCAGGCTTCACTCTTGGCCAGGTCATTCACTTTGTTGCGCGTGCCGGGCACCCCTGGCAGCCCCGCAAGTTCAAGCGCCGAGAGCCATTCAGCCACGGCCGGCCTCCGTAAGCAGGGCCTTCAGCGCGGCGGGCCCGACCGAGTTCTTCAATTGGCGCATGCGGTGCTCCAGCTTTTCCTTCTGCATTTCCAGGGCGCCCACTTCGGCCAGGGCCGCCTGTTCGCCCATCAGCACCTTGCAGCCCACGAAGCCGGCGAGATGGTCGAGCAGCCAATAGGCCGCGGTGGCCCTGACAAAGGCCGGCAGGTATTCGGCGGGAAACCGCCAGCCGTCCCGCGACGGGGCGGTCCAGCTGTCCAGCTGCGACTTGGTGATCTCGCCCTCGCCGGCGTCGCCGAACACCAGGGCCGTCATCTCGGCGGCGATGAAGATGCGGTCCTTGCCGCTTTGCCGGATGGCGAGCCTGAGGGAATTGCGCAGCCGGGAGGAAATATCGAGCGAGCCCGGGAGGGGTTCCGCCGTCTTGGGGATTTCGAAGAACCGGTCCAGGGTCAGCTGGTTCGGATGCGTCTTCCGCTTGCTCCGCGCGCGCGCCATGGAGATCACGCCCTCCCTGCCGCGGTGCCGGCGGGAACGGCGGCGCCCCGGGGGGTGCCGGGGGCACGCCCCCGTCCAAATTTGAACGGGGACACCCTGTGGCCCCGGGGTCTTTTCGCCCCGATGACGCCGCCGCCGCTTTCCCCTACCATCCGAACGGGACAACCGATGGAGGGGCGTGTGATCGACGAAGTATTGGACCGCTGGCTGATGCGGGAAATTGGCGCGCCGACCAGGGACGCCGCGCCAAAATCCTTGGATTGGTGGGCCGCCGTGGAAGCCGTGTGGCCCTTGGGCGATTTGTTCTCGCCCCGCCTTGAAATTATTCGGAGCATCAAGTACCGCGCCCGTTCGGAGCCTGCCGCCGACAAGGCCCTTGAGGACTTCGCCTTCGGCGTGGGTGAATGCTGGGAGAGCACGCCGTCCGGCGCGTGGCGCGTCCTGCTAGAGCGGCACCAGCAGTTCATCCAGCTCGCATTGGCGAACAAGGCGGCGGGGCTGTGGCTCATGGCTCCAGCCCTCCTGCCGCGTGATCGCTTATTACCTTTTCTAGCGCTCGCCTTCCTTCGGGGAATGACGCTCCCGTTTCCAGTAGCCGACCGGTCTCGGTTCGAACCGCCTCCAGAAATGCCTGATCCGCCGCCGACGCGACACTGAACGCGCGTACATGAAAGTCGCGCCAGGTCTGCTCCCGCGGGGGCGTTGCGATCACCGCCGGCATTCGTCACCTTCAGGATCTTCGAGAGCGCCGGCGACCAGCTTGAGCCACTCGTCGGCGCGGCCGAAGGACATCGCGCCGCCGATGATCAGCAACACCGTAACCTGACCCGGTGTCAGGCCGAGATCGGCGAATCTTGCCGCGAAGTGCTCCATGAACACATCGCGCGGGAGCGGCGTGCTCCAATCGAGGTTGGACGATTTGTCGACGCGCGGATGGCCCCCCATGTCTATGCAACCTTCCGTTTTTGAACATTGCCGGAGGGAATGCCTGTGGTAGCCTTGTGCCGCTTCAGCCATTCGGGCGGGCTCACGGCGATCCCGTCGGCCGTGTAGCGCGACGGCCAGATGTCCTGGGGCGCCCGCTTCAGGGCCGCGGCGATGATCCCCTCGGCCCGTGCGTTGGGCATGTACTTGACCTTGGTGAACAGGGAGTTGTCGACGCCATGGGCCCGTGCGAGCCTTTGCAGGTTGGTCCCCGCCTCTTCCAGGGCCGCCTTGACCAGGGGCCAGGACAGATCGTCCTGGGGGCCGGGCGGCGGCGCTGAAAAACAGGCGCAAGACAACGTCATTCGGCTTTTGCGGGTGGCGTCGTAGTTTGCTTGGTTAGGAACGGAGGCGACATGGAATCTGAGGACGGCATCTTCGCCCGGCTGCGTGAGGTGTTGGATAATGGCAGCATGAGGAAAAACGATGGCGGTGGAGTGTTCCAAATATTCTCAGGCCGCGCCAAGGTTGCTGAAGAAAACCACGGTATCATCAACATCACCATCAACCACGGCCAGGTGGTACAGCGCCTGACCTATCGGCAGCGACATCAAATCCGCCGCCTGGTTTCCCATGTCGTCAAGGCCGCGGCCAAGGCCGGAGCGCCGGTGACGTTCCCGCAGGCCTACCGCCGCCTCCATGATGAATTCGGCGTGGATCGCTATGACGATATTCCGGCGGCAAGCTACCGGCAGGCGCGCGCCTTCCTGCTTGGCCTGGCCGCCGGATATGACGGAGAGAAGGGATGAGGAGCACCCTGGCCGCCGGCCTTTTGGCCTTGTTCGCCGCCGCCACGCCGGCCCGTGCCGCCGGGCTCGACTACCCCATCGACGCGAAGGTGCCGACAACCGAGAGGGCGCTTGCGTTGCGAGCCTTGAAGGTTCTGGAGAGGGAATGCTCCGGTTGGTTTAAGGATGTCAATTGGCGTGATGCGGCGGCGGGGGTGGAAGTCACGGTGCTCCGCCCGTTTAAGAACGTGAAGCCAAGCAAAACCGTTTCCGTCTGGGGTGCTGCTGGGTGGTCGGCGGCGGTCATCGTTCAAGCTGTGGCCGCCGGGGGTGCCGCTGATTTCATGGTCATGGTGGGTGGAGGAAAGCGGCCGGGAATTGCGAGTTGGACGGAGATGGGAATGTTGGGCGTCGATACCTGCCAACTGAGCGAGCGACACGGTGAATACACCTTCCGTGAAGTGCCGGAGTTGGGGTTTCTCCGCGACCTCAAATAAAGCCGTCTGAGCGTACTAGTTAAAATCCGCCCCGCCCCCTTGGCCTGTCCGCCGATAGCGGCGGAATTCCGCGCCGTTCGCTTAGGCGGTGCTCTTTACCCGAACGAGTACGCCAGCGTACCAGTTCTCCCGCAGAACATGGAACAGCGGGGAAGGCTAGAGCGGTTCACATTTTATCTGAATCGAACCTGGATTCCCTTTGAGGGCGATTTGTGATTCAAGATGGATGCTGGATAAGGAGGCCAGCATCCATGACCCGACCTTATTCCAATGACCTTCGAGA